GGGATTATGTTAACAAGGATTTCATAGGAACTATATATATGGAATCAACAGAAAACCATAACCCTAAAGTTTACATTTAACCATGTCACAAGTTGTGACACAACACAGGAGATGCAGTATGACTGTAAAAGAACTAAAGAAAATATTATCTAAGCAAGATGATAACAACGAAGTTATATTTTATAACTTGGAAAATCACGACCTAAAACAATTTAAGTTAGAGTCTATTATAGATGCAGATGATAGGTGTGAGATTACTACTTACGATGAAACTAAATTATATTAAAGGAGATAAACATGAAAGAATATTTTTTTAAAATACACATTGAGGGTATGAATGGCTACCTTTACTATTCAGTAATGGCAGATTCAGAACAAGAGGCAGTAGACATGGTAGATTACTACATGCAATCTGCACCACACATAATAGAAAGAGATGAAGTATCAACCTATGGAAACAAAATAGCAAAGGAGTTAGTATAATGAAAATACATAGAGTAGTACAAATGCTAGGAGCAACAACTAGCACAGGTAAATTAGCAAAGGATATGTATGACTTGGGTCACAAGGATTACTATTCAGAAGCACAGGGTACATACATACCCATATCACACATGGACTTTCAGCACATGGTCAGAGCATTTGTTAAATTGTGTGAGCAAGAGGAGATGCTTGACAGGTCAAAGCACATGAATACAACTAAAGACTTACGAGTGATGTGTAATGGCAAAGATGAAATCATAAAAAGTTTACATGAGAAAATTAAAAAACTGCAAGATGATTTAAAAGGTGGATTCAAACAATCTGTTGATGATCTAGATAGGCTTGAAGCACAAGAAAATAAGTTACTTGAACTTACAACTAAGGTTGAGAACCTACAAGGTATGCTCAAGGAGAGAGACGAACTGCTAGAACAAGCAGAAAGTCTTGCCCATAGAGAAAGTAAGCACGTAGAGTATTGGAGAAAGTTATACTATAATTGTGAATCAACTAAAGGACACTACTATACATTTACCGAAGTGCCACAAGACGAAGAGGGCAAGGAGTTTGTCAAGAACTGCAGGAAGTATCTTAACAAAGAATCATACAAGATACGAGTAAAGGGACAACACCTCAAGAAGGAATTGTATGGACAAGGTAGAGCATATCATGGTGCTAACATGGAAGATTGTTCACACATGAGAGTTTATATTGACAAGAAAAGAGGAGATGAGTAATGAATGTACTAAGTTTATTTGATGGTATGTCTTGTGGGCAACTTGCCTTACAACGTGCCAATGTATCTGTAGATAATTACTTTGCTTGTGAGATAGACAAGTATGCTATACAGATAGCACAAAAGAATTTCCCTGATACAATGCAACTAGGTGATGTACAAAACATTAAGATACCTGATTACAGAGAGGGTAGTATTGATTTACTTATGGGTGGTAGTCCATGTCAAGGATTCTCTTTTGCAGGAGATCAGTTAGCATTTGATGATCCACGTTCCAAGTTATTCTTTGAGTTCATAAGAATTATGAATGAGTTAAAACCTAAATATGTATTGCTTGAGAATGTGCGAATGAAGAAACAGTTTGAAGATGTGATTACAGAACACATGGGGTTTCCACCACAGTTGATAAACTCAAGCAAAGTTTCTGCACAAAACAGGTGGCGAAACTATTGGTTTGGTATGCTAATCAATGGCAAGTATGAACAGGTAATAATTCCACCTTTGGAAGACAAAGGCTTGGTACTCAAGGATATATTACAGACTGACCATGACGAGCCACCTGTTCCTATCAATGAACGTAATGCTAGGCATCACAAGAATGCTAATCAAAAGGCATTGTGTACAACTGCTACAATGTACAAGGGAGCAGGTAACAATGGCATGACTATTGTTGATAGACTTATGCCTGTAGGAGATGCAGAAGAGTATGCACACTACAATTACAGAGCAACAAAGCAAGTGTATCACATGGATGGCAAAGCACCTACGTTACTCACTATGCAAGGTGGCAATAGAGAACCAAAGGTTGCAACCTATTCACCCAAAGGTGGTAGGATTGTTAATCGTAGGATAGATGAGAAAGGTGTACGTAAAGACTATCAAATGGATTTACCTTTAGAACCACAAGTAGAGGTACGAAGTGATGACAAAACTAATTGTCTCACGACTGTACAAAAAGATAATGTTGTGGTAGAAGGTATGACATGGAGAAAGCTAACACCTATTGAGTGTGAGAGATTGCAGACACTACCTGATAATTACACAGAGGGTGTATCAAAGACACAAAGATACAAGATGATTGGTAATGGATGGACAGTTGATGTGATTGCACATATACTAGGGGAAGTACTCTTACCTAAGAAAATTAAACATGAGAAAGGATATTTTGTTTATGCATAACTTTGATAACACACCTTACATAATTATGGTTTTAGCTTTAATTATGTTTGTATTTATTTATACAGGAGCAATATTATGATAATGGAATCTTTAATATGTCTAGCACTTAACGTGTACCATGAAGCAAAGAACCAAAGTTTTGTGGGACAAGTGGCAGTAGCACAAGTTGTAATGAATAGGGTAGAAGATAACAGATACCCTAACAACATATGTGATGTAGTTAAACAAGGGTTAACATACAAATGGAAACCTACATTTCCTATCAAGAATAGATGTCAATTCAGTTGGTATTGTGATGGCAAAAGTGACAAGCCAAGAGAACCAAAAGCATGGAGAGATGCTATGCACGTAGCAAATGGTGTGTACAATGGACACTTAGATGATCTTGTTGAAGGTGCTACACACTACCATGCCTACTATGTTAATCCTAGTTGGGCAGAAACTAAAACTTATGTAACAAGAATAGATGACCACATATTTTATAGGTGGGATATTGAAAGGAGTAAATGATGGCAGTAGAACGTGACCAAATAGGTAAACCACCTAAAGTTACAGGCATAGATGTATGGTTAGATACAGGTGTGCATATAGAAGGTAGTACGAAGTTTGACTCTAAAACAAAAGAGTTAGCTAAGAAAAAACTTATTGAGATAATTAATAATGACCAATGTGATTTTCATTGGGTAGAATTAGAGGAGTTATAATATGAACTTAATAGAACTAGATAAAAAAATAAAAGAGCATGAGGTCATACAAAAGTTTAAAGATGGTGTTACAGATGGTGTTGTTCATGGTATAAGAGATGAAAAACAATCGCATCATTATTACAATCAAGGCTATGACTTTGGTGTTTACTTATATGGAGAACTCAAAATAGAGGAGAATAGTGAATGAAGTATCTCAAAGAGAATTGGCATACACTAATATTTCCTAGTTTTTTTATACTGTTTGTATTCTTTATGGTGCTTGAATACTATAAGGGAAACTGTCGTATAGGTAAGGATATGTGGGTATGCAATTACATTGATATTGAAAGGAGTAAATGATGGCATTTAATGAAATGAATATTAAAGATATGTTGTGTGATATGTACGACATTAGACGTAAAACAAAACAAGCTAAATTATTTGATGCACCAAAAGATAATGATGGCACTTGTATAACTCTTGGTGAATGCATTGATAATGTTATTGACCAATTATCAGAAGAACTTAAACGTAGAGGATAAGATGTCTAAAGATAAAAATTTTCTAACCAAAGCAGAGTGGGAAGAAATAGAAGAGGCAACTAAGATAAAACCCAAAAAGAATTATACTATATGGGTTTTTGCACTCTTCTTTGTTTCAACATTAATATTAATAGGAGTGGACACATGAATAGATTTATTATAGAAAAAACACCACAAGAGATTGCATCATCTCTATGTGACCAACACGTTGTCAAGATGCCATTGGAAGAGGCACAGATGTTATGTACTACATTGTGGCATCATGCTCCAAAATATGCAGAGGAGAATGATCTGTATAAACCTGTGCATCAGAAACATCCTTGCACACTTTGGGCAATGGAGTGTCGCATGAACTATATGTGGGCAACTAATTTGTATGTAGCTATGCTACAAGAATATACAAAAAGATATCACAAAGTTCATGGTGCAAGTAAACACTATGATGCTATAATTATGGGTGCAGGATTAATTCCAAACACAACTAATTTTATTACACCACACCCACAATGTTTTAGTGGGCATGATGACTTGAAGACAGATGAGTTCTATCCTATAGAAGCCTATCGCAAATTTTACATTGTTGACAAGTCTAGCTTTGCTAGGTACAACTATACACAGAAACCAACTTGGATGAAAGGAGAATCAAATGTGGCATAGAATAACAGACTTTTTTAATGTAGATTATCATAAGAATTATGGTGAGGGTACAAAGTTTGACCTTGACTATGGTAAGTTGCTAATCATAGCATTATGTGTTTACATAGCAATTAAGGTATCATGAAGATAAAAATTATTAACCCAATAGCACGACTACTTGCTTATGCAAGAAAGAGAAAACAAATCGTACCACCTAAAAAAGGTAAAGGTTCATACAATAGAAAGAACAAACAAAGACGAGTTGACATTTCTTGTTAATTGTTATATAAGCAAGTATCACTTAACCAAAGTCACAAGTTGTGACATATTTTAGAAAGGAGCATTAACATGCCATTAGACGCACCAATAAACGAACTCTTTAATTTAGAGGGTACAAATTTAGACTTCAAAGTTAAATATCAAGACACTAAGTTTGCAGGTAAAAGATACGTAAGGAACTCTGTAACAGGAGAATACTTAGGTATAGTGGGGGACAAGTTCTCAACTGTAAATCATGTAAACTTTTTCAATGGTATCAAGAAAGTTATACAGGAGAATAGACACCCTGTTGATCTTGATGGTGCAAAGGTAAATATAAAAACAGGAAGAAACAATGCCTTTGTATTCTTAGATATAACATTACCTAACGTAAAGCATTTAATTACAACTGCTAAACATCAAACAGTAATCAATGAGAGGATTATTGCTCTGCATGGTATAGATGGTTTAACATCTAATCAAGTATACTTTGGTGCTATTGATAGCTACTGTTCCAACGGACAAGTTGGTGGAGAGTTTGACCTTATCAAGATGAAGAACACAAGTGGCTTCACTATGGGTAGACTAATAGCAGAAGTTAAGTTAGCTAAGAGTAACTTTGACTTACGTTGTGAGATGATGCAGAAGTGGGCAAACATACCACTCAAAGTAGATGGTAAAGATTTCTTGAGTAAAATAATTAAGTCAGAGACTATGGCTAAGAAGATGTATGGTTTAGCTTGTCAAGAGATATCCAAGAGAGGTAAGAATGTATTTGCATTGTACTCTGCTTTCACTAACTATGCATCATATGCAGATGAAAGAAATGGTTTCAACATACGTAACACAGGTTTTGATACTAAAGCAGAGACCATGTGGAAGAGGGAACAAGAGGTCGCAAAATGGATTTCTTCACCTCACTTCAAAGAGTTGTTGGCAGCCTAATGAAAGTTCAAGACTTATTAAAGGAGTACTATTTATCCTTTGAATACAATAACTTACGAGAAGAAACTAAAGCACAATATAAATATTTCTTAGGCATAGTTTCTTCAACAAGTGTGGTTGATGGCAAAGAGTTAGGCAGTTACAAACTGTCTAGCTTGACCACAAAACTTGCAAAGTTATCGTATAACAAATGGTGTGATAGAGGTGTATCCTTTGCAAATCATTTAATGTCAGTCGTAAGAGTCTTGCTTAATTACGGAATCAACATGGAGCATTGTAACATGAATCCATTTAGCAATATCAAGAAACGTGTCGTTGCACATAGAAAAATTGTTTGGACAAAAGATGACGTTATCAGGTTTCTTGATATCGCTTACTCTGATTTTAAGACAAGGAGTTTAGGACTGATTGCACAGATGGCTTATGAATGGTGTCAAAGAATTGGCGATATGAGACTTTTAGAATGGTCTAGCCTTGATTTAGATGTACAACGTATGCAGATAGAACAGTCTAAGCGAAGAGCAGAAGTATTTTTACCCATATCAGATGAGTTAAATGAAATGTTAATACAACAAAAGAATGATTATGGGTTTCAAAAGTATGTAGCACCACGACCACGACCATATAAGGGGTCATACAAGCCTTATTCACTTACTAAGCTACCCATACTAGCTAGAAAGGTTATGTCCTCTGCAGGACTGTCTAACGAGCTACGTTTAAGTGACTTACGTAGAACAGGCACAGTTGAAATGGTAGAAGCAGGTGTGTCAATGGGTAATATTATGTCAGTTACAGGACATGCTAACCCACAATCTGTTAAACCCTACATGAAAAATACATTTGCTAGTGCCAACTTAGCCTTGCAAACACGTAGAGGGTTGACAGAATCTGAAAGTCATGATAAAAGCATATTAAATGCCAACAAGAAGGATGTAATATATAATATATGATTAATATATATGAATATGTTAAACAGTTAAATGTAGAGAATGGTACATCACAAAGACTAACATGTCCCATGTGCAGATCATACAAAACATTTACTGTTACAAACAACATGGGTTCTTTACTATGGAATTGTTACAAGGCATCATGTGATGTTAAAGGTACAAGTCGTGTTCACTTATCTGCAGAAGATATTCGTAACATGAAGAACGTGTCACAAGTTGTGACATCATTTGAAATGCCTGAGTACATTACACCACGTAAACATCAGATCGTAGATTGGTGTAACAAGTGGGGACTAGATGTAGATGCATTGGAACTGCAGTACGATGTAAAAGAGAACAGAGTTGTTTTTCCTATCAAGGATAATGGCAGAATTGTTGATGCTACAGGTCGGTCTATTCTAAATAGATTGCCTAAGTGGAAGAGGTATGGTTCTTCGGACTTGCCTTTTTCATTTGGTTGTGGTAGTATCGCAATAGTAGTTGAGGATTGCATTAGTGCAGGAGTGATCGGTAGTGATGTATATGTTGGGGTAGCTGTGTTGGGTACATCATTATTGGATTCTCACAAGACATTCCTGTCGCAATTCTCAACTGCAATTATAGCACTTGACCCTGATGCACTACCCAAGTCTTTTGCTTTTGCGAAAGAGTTACGTTCACATGTTAAAGATGTTAAGATACTGAGATTAAAAGATGACTTGAAATATAGAAAGAAGGAAGACTTATATAATTTGAAACTATTAACCCCAAAGGAGACACAGTTATGGAACTAGCCTTACTAAGAAGTTTGATGGAGAAATCATTTTATGATGACCATCGTGGAGCAAAATGTCCTGATAGACTCTTTGCCAAAGACAACAGAAAGATTAAACAATCTATTGATAAAGCTATGCGAACTTATGAAAGGAGTGTGACTCCTGATGAGATTGAGGCTTTATTTATGTCTAACAATCCTACCTTTACAACTGCACAGAAACAAGCCTATGCTAGTTTGTTTAGACAGATTAAGATGGAGCAACCTCTTGGAGAGGATATTGCACAAGAAGTATTATCAAAATTATTTCAACAAGTTGTTGGGGAAGACATTGCCAATATTGGATTTGACTACGTGAATGGCTCACACTCTTCACTAGAACCTATACGTCAGATACTAGAACAATATGGAGATGACTTTACACCTAACCTTAACGTGGAGTGGGATGACATGGAGATTGACACATTATTAGCTAAGAATGATTTGGAAGCACGTTGGTCGTTTAACGTGCCAAGTTTAACAAGACAAGTTGATGGCATCAATGCAGGACACTTGATAGAGATAGGTGCTAGACCTAACACAGGTAAGACTAGCTTTCATTCAAGTATTATTGCAGGTCCTGATGGCTTGGCACGACAAGGTGCAAGTTGCATAATCTTGTGTAATGAAGAGGGTAGTCACAGAGTTGGTGCTAGATACCTTACTGCATCTACAGGTATGACTATGAGAGAGATCAAACAGAATCCAAGTAAAGCACGAGACTTGTATGCACCTGTCAAGGATAACATTAAGATTAAAGATGCAACAGGTCGTGACATGTCTTGGGTGGAGAGTGTTTGTAAGTCATACAAACCTGATATAGTTGTTCTTGATATGGGAGATAAGTTTGCACGTACAGGTGGCTTTGCACGTACAGATGAAGCCTTGAAAGCAAATGCAGTTCATGCTCGTATGATTGCCAAAGAACACAAGTGTGCAGTCTTCTACATGTCACAGTTATCTGCAGATGCAGAGGGCAAGGTATTACTTAATCAAAGTATGATGGAAGGAAGTAGGACAGGTAAAGCAGCAGAAGCAGACTTGATGATACTCATTGCAAAGAATCCACCACAACAAGGTGCAGAAGAAGAAGATTTGCAAAGACATCTCAATGTAGTTAAGAATAAACTTACAGGATGGCATGGTGTTGTTCATTGTAATCTTAACTATCAAGTGGGTAGATATGAAGTATGAGTCAATTCAATTTATTCAAAGATCTACCTGTAAAAGAAGACCCTTTTGTTGATGGTGTTGTTTGTATCAAATGTGGTATAAGACAACCTATAACTCATTACTCTGTAATGAAAGCAGGTGAGATTAAAAGAACCTGTAGGTCTTGCAGAAAAGGGCATAAAGATGTATTGAATAAACTGCGTAAAGAAAATGTATACCCTGACAAAAATTACTCATGTGCCATATGTGATAGAACTTTAGAAGAGTTAGGTAAACATGGACAGACACGATTACAAAATTGGGTGCTTGACCATTGTCATGATACAAATACTTTCAGAGGTTGGATATGTCATAAATGTAATACAGGGTTAGGTGGATTTTCAGATGACTTGACAATAATAGAAAGAGCAGTTATATACTTAAAGAAACATAAGGAAAGATTAAATGAAACTAACGATTGACGTAGAAAATAATGTTACAAAAAAAGATGGCAAGATGCACCTTGACCCATATGAGCCTACTAATAAGTTGGTTATGGTTGGTTGTTTAACAGATGCAGGAGATGAGTATCTTTTTAATATGGATACACACATACCACATGATACTAAAGTTCAAGCATTACTTGATAAAGCAACCATTCTTATAGGACATAATATAGCATATGATTTAATGTGGTTGTGGGAGTGTGGTTTTAAGTATGATGGTCCTGTATTTGATACTATGCTTACAGAATATGTATTACAAAGAGGTATTAAAAACCCATTACATTTGAAAGATTGTGCAGAACGATATGATCTAGAAACTAAAAAAGAAGATACATTGAAAGAATACTTTGCAAAAGGATATGCAACAGATGAGATACCTAGGGATGAGTTAAGTCATTATCTGTCTGCAGATCTACATGCAACACAACAATTATCTAATGAGCAATACAAAAAACTTAATACAGTTGAGTTTGGTGGTTTAATGGATACAGTTATACTTACTAATAGAGTGTGTGTGACTTTAGCTAGAACACACAGGAATGGTTTCAAGGTAGATGAAAACATATTAGAGTCTGTAAGAAAAGAGTTTGAGACAGAAAAGATTGAGATAGAAAAAAGATTATCCCAACAGGTAAGAAACTTGATGGGAGATACACCTATTAATTTGAATAGTCCTGAACAAATGTCTTGGGTTATTTACAGTAGAAAACCTAAAGATAAAACTTTATGGGCAAATCAATTTTTACCATACATGGATAAATCAAGTTACAAAGATGCAGTTTTAGAACACTCAGATATTGTTTATAAAACAGATGCAGTCAAGTGCAAGGAGTGTAATGGAGAAGGTTACTACAGAAAGACAAAGAAAGATGGTACACCTTTTGCAAAGCCAAGTAGATGTGCCACATGTAATACACAAGGGTATATGTTTGTACCAAATGGTAAGATAGCAGGTCTAAGATTCTCTGCACCTACTGCAAAGTGGGTGAGTGCAAATGGTTTTACTATAAATAAAGTGTACTTAGATACACTAAGGAGTGTAGCCAAGAGAAATAATATGACAGATGCTGTCAACTTTTTGACAGACCTACAAAGACTGTCTGCTTTAGATACGTACCTATCATCATTCGTAGAGGGTATTAAATCTTATGTAAAGCAAGATGGTATGTTGCATGTCAGATTATTACAACACAGAACTGCAACAGGCAGATTTAGTGGAGCAGACCCTAACATGCAGAACATGCCTAGAGGTGGCACGTTTCCTGTCAAGAAGGTATTTGTTTCACGTTGGGAAGGTGGCAAGATTCTAGAAGCAGACTTTGCACAGTTAGAATTTAGAACTGCAGCCTATTTATCACAAGATGAGGTGGCTATTGAAGAAATTAAAACAGGATTTGATGTACATGCTTATACTGCTTCAGTTATTTCAACTTCGGGTCAGGCTACAACTAGACAAGAAGCTAAAGCACATACCTTTGCTCCGTTATATGGTGCGACTGGGTTTGGCAGAACAGAAGCAGAAGCGAAATACTACAAAGACTTCACTAAAAAGTACAAAGGAATCTCATCATGGCATTCCAGATTGGCTAAAGAAGCTCTAGAAAAACGTAGTATTACTACACCTTCAGGTAGACAGTTCAGTTTTCCTGATGTAGAGAGAAGAAGGAGTGGTTCTGTATCACACTTTACACAGATAAAAAATTACCCTGTACAAAGTTTTGCAACTGCAGATATTGTTCCTTTGATACTTGTTCACATAGAGGACAGAATAAAGATGTTACAGTCGTGTATTGTAAACACAGTACATGATTCTATTGTGATTGATATTCATCCTGATGAAGTAAATAAAGTTATTTTTATACTTAAAACTATAAATCAGGATATGACTAATATTGTCAATACTCAGTTTTGTATTGATTTTAATGTGCCACTTTTGTTAGAGTCTAAGATTGGAGATAATTGGCTTGACACAAAAGATATTGCATGATATAACTAGGATTCTTTTTGAAAGGAGTATAAATAAATGAATGAAGTAGTAACAATAAATACAGAAAGTTATGCTACTATGGCAAAGGCAATGGGATTGCCTGTAAGTAGTGGTGAGAAGAAAACCAATATTCTAAATAGGTTTAGACTTTGGCATGGTTCAACAATGGGTTTTCGCACAATAGATGGCGAAGAAATTAAGACTGAGGTAATAAAAGGTGGTTGTTATAGACTTGAAAAAGTTGGAGACCCTAAGATATATTACTTCTCAGAAAAGGCTACATTTAGACCTTTCTTACAAAGATTTATGTATAAAAGATATCATGAGAAAGACAATCTATATGCTAATACTATATTAGCAGATACCTTGAACATAGATTTAAAAGATGACTATGGCACTTTTAACTGTGGTAAACCTACAGGTTTTGTAAAAGACTACCAAGCACTTCCTGAATCAGTTAAGGCTATTATAAAGGCTACTGAAAGAATACGAGCAGTATTTGGTATTCTAGAATTAAAGAAACCTGTTAAGTTAGTGGATGGTAGAGAAGTCAAAGAGGACTTAGAGGCTTTTCCTGTAATATGGGAGATAAAAGATAGGAATACATACAAAAGTATGGGAGAAATATTCTCAAAACTATCTAGGATGGAAAAGTTACCTCTTCAATACAATATTGAATTAGATCGTTCTGAAGTATTTTTTACAAATAATGCAGGTGCTCAATTTTATAAACCAATATTAAAGGTTGACTATACAAAAGAGGTAGAAATATCTGAGTCTGATCATAAAATATTTGGAGACTTTTTAGATTGGGTAAAATCTCATAATGATAATATCATTAAGAAATGGGATGAGAGAGTTGCAGAAAAGCAGGATGAAGTGTCTGAGGAAGACATGGAGACTGTTGAACAGTTTATTGATGTAGAACTTGAAA